TAAAATAAAAGAATATAGTAGAAAATATAAGTTGAACTTGAACCGATGTTTGAAGAACGTAGACAGTACGGGGGTTTGAAGCGGTTCAAGTTGACAATCGTCAAGTGGAACCAACTTGAACCGCTGGGAATTCAGTAATATCAATGGTTTACGGACATTTTACCACTAAAAGGAAGTGATTTTTGATGATAAATTGCAGTGAGGAAGTATTACGAAAGTTTGTTTCGATGCTGAAGCATGAAGGTATGTTTAAAGACAAACATATGAATGCTTTTCAGAAGGCTGAACAGTTGCTCTACCGGTACAATGACTTTACCGATGCTGTTAATGCTAAAAAAGAACAGATTGAAGAATTGAAGAAACACGGTCTGAAGCGGCAGAGTAAATCCATAACTAAGTACGGAGCCGGGAGCGGTGAGGTTAAAACTGAGCAGGAAAAGCTTGAGGATAAAATAGAACTGATTGAAACGAGTGTTGACGATACCGAGCAGTATATTAAAATCATTGATAATGCCCTGGACAAATTGAAGAATGATAAGTTCTATGAAATAATTCCCATGAAATATTTTAAGGGTATGACCCATGAGGAAATAGGCGAAGTGTTTGAAGTTGATACTTCGACAATCGGTAGAAACAAAAACCGGCTGATTAAAAAGTTATCTATTCAATTGTTTCCTGATGATGCTCTAAATGAAATGCTGTCATAAATGCATTAGTTAAGCATTAAATATGCATTTTTGATAACCTCGACAATGCACAATTCATATAGTAAAATTGGTATCAAGTTAAAATGTAAGTTTGAGGACTGCTTTTCAGCAGTTCTTTTTTTATACCTCTAAAAGATAGGAAAATGTTTGTTTTTTGTCGAATCTTTTCTATTTTATAGGAGGGAATCAATATGCTTTTTATAAATAAACGTTCGAAAAAGAAAACATATTATGATGCATACAAAAAGTATGTTGAAATGTCAAATGAGAAAAGAGAGTTTACACGGGCATTACTAGAAGCAGATTCAAAGACAATCTATGCCTTTTCTATAATTTTTAGCATAGGTATTGCCATGTTTAATAGTTTTGATTCTACTTATCTTAAAGATAATAAACTTGTTACACCTGCAATTTTGATGATATTAACATGTTGGTCTGCATTTAAAGTATTTAAAATAGGATTACACTTAGAAGCCCTAAAAAGAGTAGAAAAAGAAAAAAGCTCTGAGAATCACAAAAAAGAACCATGAGGTTCTTTTTATTTTTTTTTTTTTTAAGTGAGGTGAGACTTCAATGGCTAAGTATGAACAATGGTTAACCGCTGAAGGGTTACTTCAGTTAGAAGCATGGGCAAGAGATGGTTTAACTAATGAGCAGATTGCCTCAAATATGGGTATTTCACGAGAAACACTTAATCAGTGGAAACATAAACATCCTGACATTTCTGACGCCCTAAAAAAGGGCAAAGAGGTTGTTGACATTCAGGTTGAGAATGCTTTGCTTAAACGGGCTTTAGGCTATGAGTTTACAGAAGTTACCAAAGAACGAGTTTATAATGATACAACTAAAAAGTTTGAATTCAAGGTTACTAAGAAAGTAGTCAAGGAAGTACAGCCGGACACGACAGCCCAAATCTTTTGGCTGAAGAATAGGAAGCCTGCTGATTGGCGCGATAAAAAGGATGTTGAGTTATCCGGTCAAGTAAAAAATAATTTTAGTGATTTGACAGATGAGGAGATTGAACAGCGCATCAAAAAGCTAAAAACAAAGCTTGGGATTGATGCCAGTGACTAAATATGAAGAACTGCTTATTTTGGAAGAAATTCAAAGGGCCGAAATGGAACAACAGATCAGGGCTGCTAGGAAGCAGTTCTTTTCTTATTGTGCTTTGAAAGCTCCTGATTTTTATAAGCCAAATAGAAAATATCTTAAACATTTATGCAATGAGTTCCAAAGCTTCTATGAAAGTGACGATGAAGTTTTAATTGTAAATGAACCTCCCCGGCATGGTAAGTCCAGAACAGCAGGTCTTTTTGTCGAATGGGTATATGGTAAGGATAAAACAGAAAAAATCATGACCGGTAGTTATAATGAAACACTGTCAACCATGTTTTCCAAAAATGTTCGTAACAGCATTCAGGAAGTCAAAGCTGATGAATTTAAGCCGGTTTATTCTGATGTATTCCCAGATGTCAAAATTGCTGTTGGTGATGGAGCTATGAATTTATGGTCGCTTGAGGGCGGCTATAATAGTTATCTTGCTACTTCTCCAAATGGTACGGCTACAGGATTTGGTTGTACAATTTTAATTATAGATGATTTGATAAAAAGTGCTGAAGAAGCTTATAACGAGGATATTAAAAATAAGCATTGGGATTGGTTTACTAATACAATGCTTCAGCGGCTTGAAGAGGGCGGCAAGATCATCATTATTATGACTCGTTGGGCAAGTGATGATCTTGCCGGTAGAGCTTTGGCACACTATCAGGAACAGGGTGCCAAAATCCGTCACGTGTGCATGAAAGCTCTGCAGGATGATGGGACAATGTTGTGTGATGAAGTATTATCCCGTAAATCTTATAATGCTAAAGTTAAAGCTATGGGTGCTGATATTGCTTCAGCCAACTATCAGCAGGAACCTATTGATATTAAGGGTAGGTTATATACTTCCTTTAAAACCTATGAGCATATTCCCGTTGATGCTAACGGCAATCCCTTATTTACCGCAATCAAAAACTATACGGATACAGCCGATACCGGTAATGATTACCTTTGCAGTATCAATTATGGTGAATTTGATGGTGCAGCATTTGTGCTGAATGTGCTATATACTAAGGCACCTATGGAAGTCACAGAACCGGCAACTGCTAAAATGCTGTATGACGATAAAGTGAATGTGGCTGACATTGAATCAAATAACGGTGGCCGTGGGTTTGGCCGTGCTGTAGAGCGGGAACTTAGGACTCGTTATCATAGCAACCATACGCAGATTAACACATTTTATCAATCGAAAAATAAAAAATCCCGGATTATTTCTAATTCAACATGGGTTATGCAGCATGTTTATTACCCGGTCAATTGGCGTGATCGGTGGCCTGAATACCATGACTCTATGATTAAGTATCAAAAGGAAGGTAAAAACAAGCATGATGATGCCCAGGACGCAACAACGGGCATAGCTGAAAAATGCGGCCAGGGTTGCAGAATGGGATTTGATTAAATAGAGGTGATTCTTGTGAAAGTTAATATATTAGGTACTGACTATATCATTATTGAGCAATCGGATGATGATAACCCAAAGTTAGATAATGCCAACGGACTTTGCGAGATATGGAGCAAAAAAATAATTATAAATAGTGAAATTTTGAAACCTTATAAGATGTTGGCAGAGCAACCGGAAAAATTTAAGAATAAAGTGTTACGGCATGAAATCGTTCATGCTTTTTTTGCTGAAAGTGGCTTATTGGATTATTGCAGCGACCAAACTCTAGTAGATCATTTATCAGTTCAGTTACCAAAAATGTTTAAAGTTATGCAGCAGGCAGAATGCTTGGATTAAAGGCAGGTGATAGTTTTGTTATGGACAGATCAAACCGGACAGATTAACCAACTTATTAAAATCGGCGCGGGCAGCCGTATGAGCGATTTAAAATTCGTTGAACTGGAATTAATTAAATTTCAAAGTTCCCTGTTGCGCCGGGATATGATAACCGGTGAGCGATATTACCGAGGAGACCATGATATCTTACATCGCCGCCGTATGGTTATTGGTGAAAAGGGTGAGCTTGAGGAAGTAAAAAACCTACCCAATAATAAATTAGTTGATAACCAATATGGTAAGCTGGTTGATCAGAAAGTTAATTACCTATTGGCTAAACCTGTAAGTTTTGAAAGTGAAGCCGATGGATATAGTAAGCTGCTACAAATAGTTTTCAACAAAGGATTCTTACGGACATTAAAAAATGTTGGTGAGGATGCTTTGAACGGTGGTATTGCTTGGTTACATCCTTATTACAATGATGATGGCGAGCTTGTTTTTAAAAAGTTTCCTGGTTATGAGGTTTTGCCTTTTTGGGCCGATGCTGAACATACAGTTTTAGACTTTGCTGTCCGGGTGTATCAGATAGAAGCTTACGAGGGAACTACGGAAACTATCATTACCAAAGTTGAAATCTATGACAAACAGGGCATACACCGATATGAGTTAAAGGGGTTTAACTTAGTTCCCGATGTTGAAAACCCATCTAGTACTCACATGGTAATTGAAGATGATCAAGGCAATACAACAGGGTACAATTGGGACAAAGTTCCTCTTGTAGCCTTTAAGTTTAACAATAAGGAAATACCGCTTATCAAGCGGGTAAAATCATTACAGGATGCCATTAACACCATTCTGAGCGACTTTGAAAACAACATGCAGGAAGATGCCAGGAATACAATCCTGGTTCTACAAAACTACGATGGTACTAACCTTGGTGAATTCCGTAAAAACCTTTCTCAATATGGGGTTGTTAAGGTTAAAACGGTTGACGGCGTTGGCGGCGATTTAAAAACCCTTGAAATTACGGTTAATGCCGAAAACTATAAAATTATTTTTGAACTATTGAAAAAAGCCTTGATTGAAAACGGGCGCGGTTTTGATGCCAAAGACGATCGTATGGGCAACAATCCGAACCAAATGAATATCCAAAGCATGTACTCTGACATTGACCTGGATGCAAACGGCATGGAAACAGAGTTTCAGGCAGCATTTGAACAGTTACTTTGGTTCGTCAACATGCACTTTGTTAACACTGGACAGGGTGACTATAGCGGCCAGCCGGTCAATGTTATTTTTAATCGGGATATTCTTATTAATGAATCTGAATCAATCGAAAACTGCGCTAAGTCAACAGGTATCCTATCTAACGAAACTATTGTTAGTCAACATCCTTGGACTACTGACGTAAAAACAGAAATGAAGCGCATAGCCGATGAAAAAGCACAGCAACAGTCTGAAATAGATCAGTATAAGACTATGTTTGGCGGCACTGGTGATGGTAATGAGGAATAGGGATTATTGGCGCAAGCGGTTTGAGCTTTTAGAGGAAGCACAGCTTAAAAAGGGTTTGGATTATTACAATGATTTGGAACGTGAATATAAAAAAGCGTCTGAAACGATTGAACAGCAAATTACGGCATGGTATAACCGCTTTGCTAAAAATAATCAAATTTCCTTTGCCGAAGCGAAGCAGCTTTTGAATTCCTCTGAACTGGACGAATTGCGCTGGACGGTTCAGGAGTATATCAAATACGGTAAGCAAAACGCCGTTAACGGCCAATGGATAAAACAACTTGAAAACGCTTCGGCTAAGGTGCATATTTCACGGTTGGAAGCTTTAAAGCTTCAAATGCAACAGCAGGTGGAAGTCTTATACGGCAATCAACTTGATGGCCTGGACAAGACCATGCGGAACATTTATTCTGAAGGTTATTATCATTCAGCCTATGAAATACAGCGCGGGTTTAACGTCGGGTATGATCTTCATAGGTTTAACAATCAGCAGTTATCAGCCGTAATCAGTAAACCCTGGACACCGGACGGCAAGAATTTTTCGGATCGGATCTGGCAAAGTAAAGATCAGTTAATCAATACTCTGCACACCGAATTAACACAGTCCATCATCCGGGGGGATGCACCGGATAAAGCCATTAAGACCATAGCGCAAAAATTCAATACTTCTAAAAATAATGCAGGCAGATTAGTTATAACCGAGTCTGCTTTTTTTGCGTCCGCTTCACAACGGGATTGTTTCAGTGATTTAGATGTTGAGAGGTATGAAATTGTTGCTACGTTGGATAGTCATACATCCCCATTGTGTCAGTCCCTGGACGGCAAAATCTTTGAAATGAAAGATTATAAGGTTGGACTGACTGCCCCGCCGTTTCATTGCTGGTGTAGAACCGTTACGGTTCCCTATTTTGATGATAATACCGGCTTCAGAGCGGCCAGGAATGCTGAAGGTAAGATTTACTATGTACCGGATAGCATGAAATATCCTGAATGGAAAAAATCTTTTGTTGACGGTGAATCAAAAGCTGGATTGAAAGAAATGGCTAAAGCTGATATATTGAAGGTAGACTTTATACCGGCCAAAAGCATTAGGGAAGCCGAGCAGTACGCCGTTGATAACTTAGGCTTTAGTAATGTTAGCTATAAGGATATTGATGTTGATGTGGCGAATGGGGTTAATGAATCAATTGGAGAATTTTACGAAGAATATCCAGTACTAAATGGTTTTATTCAAAACTTGGAAACCAATGGGCGTATTAAAGCCACGGCCAGCGCGGGAATGAATGTAATAGAGGGTAAGATATTACCTAAATTAATGTTGTCAAAGCGTGATTTGAGTGATTTAACCGGTGTAAGAACGTTAATTGATAAAGCTGTTAGTAACCAGTGGTGGACACCTAAAGACGGTGCTGCCGGGATTATTAAGCATGAGTTAGGTCATATGCTTGAATATGTAACTACAATGAAAAAATATGGTGTTGACCTTGGCACAACAGATGTAAGTTTAATCAATTCCGCATTTAGAGCTATCAAGAATGGCGAATTATCTTCAAAAATAAAGTCTGAAGCCTTGAAGAATCTGAAACTTGTCAATAATAAAGACACTATAACTGAAAACTTAAGCGGTTATGGTTTTACTTCTTCGTTAGAGTTTTTGGCCGAAGCTGTTTCAGAACATAACCCCCGTCCATTGGCACAAGAGGTAGTTAAACTATTAAAAGAAGAAATGGAGAGGATTTTTAATGGTTCATCCACCTAATGAAATCTTGCATTTGCTCTACTATGATGAAAAAAATAAAGAAATGGCTATCCGAGAAGATGCCACAGAGGAAGAGAAGCGTATTTTTAAACAGTTTCTTCAGGATGTTGAAAACGGCAGTCTTTCTGATGTGGAAATTAATATTAATCCATAATATGAGTTGGTTTAAGCACCTATATGTTAATGTGTAGGTGCTTTTTATATGCCCAAAAATAAAAGGAGGAATTCAAAATGATTGAAAAGGTATTTGAGTATTTGGCGAAAGGACTTACTGTTTTTGCCAGCATCGTTACTATGGTTGAGTGTACCGGCGAGGCCGGAGAAACCAAGAAAGAGATTGCCAAGGCCGATATTAAAAAGGCACTAACTGAATTGCAGGCAGAAGGGAAAGTTCCTGCTTGGTTGGTGTCAATCCTGACAAACGATTTTGTTCTAGGTCTAGTGATTGACACCATTGTTGGTTATGCCAATGAACAAAAGTGGTTTGAAAAATCGTATGAAATCTTAAAGGGCGCTGAGTAATCAGACCCTTACTTTATGTGAAAGGTTGGTTCAAATGACAAAAGAACAATTGATTGCGTTAGGTCTGGATGAAGCAACGGCAACAAAAATTGCTGCTGCTAGTGCCGAAGAATTGAAAGGTTATGTTATCAAATCCGAACATGAAAAGGTAACTACGGCCAATACGCAGCTTGAAACCGACATTAAAACTCGTGATAAGCAGCTTGAGGAACTGAAAAAAGTGGATGCTGCCGGTATGCAGAAAAAAATTGAAGAATTGCAGGAAACCAATAAAACCACAACGGCTGAATTTGAAGCAAAAATTAAGCAAATACAGATTGATTCCGCTGTTACTACAGCGTTAACCGGGGCCAAGGCCAAAAATCTAAAAGCTGTACGGGCTTTGCTGGATTTGGATAAAGCAGAATTAGACGGCGAAACCGTTAAAGGCTTGGCAGAGCAGATTAAAAAGCTTCAGGATGGTGAAGATACCAAATTCTTATTTGATTCCGCTACTCCCACTAAGTTCAAAGGCGTTAAACCACCCGATGGTACTGATAAAAAATATCCTACCGATAAAAAACCTAGTGAAATGACCTATACTGAACTGTGCGTCTACATGGAAGCAAATCCCGGCGCGGAAATTTAATAAAAAGAGAGGCATGAAAATATGGCAGGAAAATTTAATTCGAAAACATTTAATGCAGAGGCATTCGGCAAGTATACCAGCCGTATTCCACAAACAAAGAAAAATGAATTGGTGAAATCAAGAGCTTTAAAAGGAAACAGCGATATTCGAAACGCCTTCAGTTCTCAAACCGGTACGGCTTATGCTACGTTGCCGATGTATGGGATAATTGATGGTGATGCCTTGAATTATGATGGTGTAACTGATATTACAGCAACTAGTACTACTACTTTTGAGCGCGGTGTTGTAGTTGTCGGTAGGGCTAAGGGTTGGATGGAAAGCGATTTTGCCGAAGACATCACCGGTGGAGCCGGTTTTATGGACAATGTTGCCGTTCAGGTTGCACGCTACTGGGATGGTGTTGACCAAGATACTTTGATTAGTATTTTAAAAGGTATTTTTAGTATGACTGGTACAAATAACCTGAAATTTGTTAACGGGCATACGTATGATATCAGTTCGAAAGCCAATGACGCTGCTTTTGTCGGTGCTGCTACATTAAATAGTGCCATTCAACAGGCCAGCGGAGATAATAAGGAATTATTTAAAATTGTTATTATGCATTCTGTAGTAGCAACAAACCTGGAAAATCTGAAACTGCTGGCCTATATGAAGCAAACGGACGCTAATGGGATTGAACGCGAGTTAGGTTTAGCTACTTGGAACGGCAGAGTAGTATTGATTGACGATTCCATGCCAACTGAAGATGTTGCCGCTAATGGTGAAACACCTGCTTATACCAAATACACTACCTATGTACTTGGTGAAGGTGCCTTTGATTATGAAAACATCGGTGCGCATGTTCCTTATGAAATGAGCCGTGACCCGAAAACTAATGGCGGTCAAGATACTTTATATAGCCGTCAACGTAAATGCTTTGCACCGTATGGCATTAGCTATACCAAATCAAGTCAGGCAACTTTATCCCCGACAAATGCAGAATTGGAAAACGGCACAAACTGGACTTTAGTAAATGACGGCGGTACTGGTGCTGCCCGGAAGTATATTGATCATAAAGCCATTCCTATTGCCCGAATTATTTCGAGAGGGTAAGGTGATTGTTGATGAAATGGTTTGATGCTCTCTTAGGTGTTCTGGGTTTGGTAAAAAAGGCTGACGAAGTAAAGAAAACTAAAGATTCTACTGAAAAAATTGTTGGTGCAGTTGAAATTATTCAAGAAGCAGACCAATTGCGCAAAGACCTTAAAAAGTAGGTGCTACTATATTGGATGATGTTTCTCAACGTCTACAATCTTTTGGCTATACCCCTACTGACGCAGATAGTTGGATGCTTAGTTTTTGTATCAGCAAAGTAGAAAGTCATATTAAAAATAACTGCAATGTGGCCGAAGTACCGGAAGGACTTCGGTCTGTTGCTGTTGATATGGCTTGTGGTGAATTTCTGTTTGGTAAAAAACAAAGCGGTCAAGCTGTAGGCATTGATTTTGAGGCAGTAGTAAAGTCAATTGCTGAGGGGGATACAACTATCACCTTTGATTCTAAAAACAGCGCAGAAGCCAAATATGACGCATTAATCACTTACCTGATGCATAGGGAAATGGACTTTTCCGCTTATAGGTGCATCAAATGGTAAATCTGGTTAGAAAAGCAATTGAAAGTATGTATGCCGGGGTGTGTACCGTTTATGAATATCAGTCAACCAAAGACCCTGTTACCAAAATATCTGAGCAGCAGGAAGTAGCTGTTTTAACAGATCAACCCTGCCGGTTATCATTTAAAACAATTACTGGTACTTCTTCGGCTGATGGTGCGGCGGCTGTTGCGCAGGAAGTTAAATTGTTCATTGCGCCTGAACTTACTATTAAACCGGGAAGCAAAATCACGGTTACGCAAAATAATGTAACTGCTGATTATGAAAGTAGCGGCAAGCCTGCTGTTTATACTCACCATCAGGAAATCATTCTGGAATTGTTTAAAGGGTGGGCGTAATGGCCAAGTGGGGTACATGTGATTTTAAGCAACTTCAACAGCTTCAGAAAAAATTAGATAAACTACAACAAATTGACATGGATAAGTTCTGCCAGGATTGCGCCAAAGAGCTTGCCGCCCGTTTATTAGCCAAGGTCATAAAACGTACACCGGTAGGCCAATATGAGGAAGCCGGTAAAAATGGCGGTACTTTAAGGCGCGGGTGGACGGCTACTACTGAAGCAGAAGCGGCAAGTGGCCGGGGGAATGGTAAAAATGGCGTGGAATACGCTAAATCCTTAACAATAACCAAAATTGGCAATGTCTATCAAATTGAAATTATTAACCCGGTACATTACGCCAGTTATGTAGAGTTTGGACACCGGACAAGAAACCATAAAGGTTGGGTAAATGGCCGGTTTATGCTGACTATTTCCGAACAGGAACTTGATGACCAAGCCCCGGCTATTTTGGAGAAAAAATTATTAAAATACCTGGGGGAAGCGTTTAATGCTGAATAAGGTTATGGATGGTATTGCTCAAAAATTAGATCAGGTATTTGGCGAAGGGTATGAAATCTATATTGACGAGATTAAACAGGGTTTAAAAGTACCCTGTTTTCTTATTCTTTGTTTAACTAGCAGACAAGAGCAGGAAATAGATATCACCTATAATCGCGAATTACCGTTTGATGTTCACTATTTCCCGCAGGCTAAAAAAATAACCCGCGAAGTCAATAGTACTGTCGATGCTTTGAACATCGGCTTAGAGTACATCCAAATTGAGGACGGGTTACTACGGGGAACCGATATGAAGCATGAAGTCATTGATGGAGTGCTTCATTTTTTTGTGAATTATGACCTGCGGATTCGCAAGGTTATTGAGCCTGATGAATACATGGAAACTTTAACAATCACAGAAAGGGTGAAAACAAGTGGCAACTAAAGTAACTGAATCACCGGCAGCAACCAGTTTTACCAAACAGCAGATTATATCAGCTAAACGATATGCCGAACGGCGCGACTTGCTGAATGTACTGTTGGCTGATGATGGTTCCTATACCCATGATCAAGTTGAAAAACTGATGGATGAATTTATGAAGAAAGGAGTGAAGTAGCTTGGCACTTGGCGGCGGTACATTCCTAGTACAGAATAAAGTACTTCCTGGTTCATATATTAACTTTGTTTCTCTTGCCAGGGCTTCCGCAACCCTTTCAGATAGGGGCTATGGTGCTTTAGCCTTAGAATTGGATTGGGGGCCTGACGGAGAAGTATTCACAGTTGAAAATAGTGATTTTGAAAAAGAATCACAAGCTATTTTCGGCTATGACTATACCAGCGATAAGTTAAAAGGTTTAAGGGATTTGTTCAAAAATCTTAAAACCGGTTATTTTTTCAAAATTAATAATGGTGCTGTAAAAGCGGCCAATGAATTTGCCACGGCCAAATATGGCGGTATTAGAGGTAATGATATCAAGATTGTTATTGCCGTTAATATTGACGATGAAAGTAAATTTGACGTATCTACCCTGTTGGATAACACGGTTATTGACTTGCAAACCGTAGCCGTTGCTGCCGATTTGATTGCTAATGATTATGTGATTTTTAAATCAGATGCGACACTGGCAGCAACGGCAGGAATACCGCTCACAGGCGGTACAAATGGGGTAACTATTACTGGTGCACAATACCAGATGTTTCTTGATAAAATCGAAGCGTTTAAGTTCAATACCCTTGGTTGTTTATCTACTGAGAAAACAATCAAAGACCTGTATATTCAGTTTACTAAGCGGATGCGGGATGAAGTTGGTGCAAAGTTTCAAACTGTCATTCATGGGTATGAAGGTGCTGACTATGAAGGGATAATTGCTATTAAAAATAATACCCTTGATGATGGGTGGCCGGTATCTTCGGCTGTATATTTCTTGCTTGGTGCTGAAGCTGGTTGTGCTGTAAACCGTTCTGTCACGAATAAGACTTATGACGGCGATTTTACTATTGACGTGGATTATAAGCAGAGCGCGCTTGAAAATGCTATGAAAACCGGTCAACTTATGTTTCACAAGGTTGGTGAGGAAGTTCATGTTTTGGATGATATCAATAGTTTTACCAGTGTAACTGTTGACAAGAACATTGACTTTAACAGCAATCAAACTATGCGGGTGCTTGATCAGATCGGCAATGATGTTGCCGTGCTGTTTAATACTCAATACCTGGGCAAAGTGCAAAATAACAATGCCGGTAGAATTTCCTTTTGGAAAGACCTTGTTTTTTATCATCAGGAATTGGAAGGAATACAAGCCATTGAGGACTTTGTACCTGATGATGTGGTCGTTGAAAAGGGCAATGACAAAAAATCAGTAGTGGTTACGAATCCGGTAACACCGGTTAACTGTATGACTAAGCTCTATATGACAGTTATAGTAAAGTAAGGGGTGAGAGCACATGCCAAATGTGATGTTAGCCAAAGACGCTGTAAGCGCGAAACTGGCCGAATGCTTTGTGACAATTGAAGGTAATCGTTACAAGTTAATGCAGGGTAAAAAGTTTGAAGCTAAATTTGATAAAGAAAAAAAGAAAGTTTCTATTCTTGGTCAAACTGGCCAGGGGAATAAAACAACCAGTTGGAGCGGCACAGGTAGTATGACAATCTACCAAAACACACCGATTTTTAATGATTTAATGCTGAAATTCAAAAATACCGGTGAAGATATCTATTTTGATATCCAAATCAGTAATGAAGACCCCACCTCTGCTGCCGGACGGCAAACTATGGTTTTCAAAGGTTGCAACATTGACGGCGGGGTATTGGCAAGCTTTGACGCAGATGGGGATTTTCTGGAACAGGACGTTGATTTTACTTATGAGGACTTCGAGAGTCCAGAGCGGTTTCGAATCCTTGATGGTATGATGTAATGGAGGCTGAAATAATACTGCTAGAACGGATAGTTTTTGTTCTAGCAGTATTTTTAATTATTAACAGAAATGGAGAGATTGACTTTATGAGTAATTTATCCGCATTCCTCGCTCAAAATGTAGTGCGAGAGGAAAACGTTAAATATGTTGCATCAAAGCGGTTTGTTGATGAAGGTAAGCCGGTTGATTGGGAATTGCAATCCGTAACCAGTGAAGAAGATGAACAAATTCGTAAGTCATGCACCCATAAAGTACCGATTCCTGGCAAGTATGGTCAGTTCACACGAGAAACTGATTATGAAAAATATCTTGGTTTATTAGCCGCCAAGTGTATTGTCTATCCAAACTTGAACGCCGCTGAACTGCAAGATTCTTATGGCGTTATGGGGGCTGACGCAGTATTGAAAAAGATGCTCAAACCCGGCGAGTATCAAGACCTCCTGAAAAAGATTCAGGAGATTAACGGATTCGACATTGACATGAATGCGTTAGTTGAAGAAGCAAAAAACTAATAAATGAAGGCGATAGTGACGCAAATATTGCTCACTATTGCCTTCATAAGTTCCATAAATGGCCGCATGAGTATTTAGCTTTAGACCGGCGAGAAAGAGCCTTTGTTATAGCCTCTATTCAGGTCAAGGTTAAAGACGATAAAGAAAAAGAAAAGGAAACTGAGCGAAAAGCTAAACAAAAATAACCTTCTTATGGTATAATTTGGGTGAATATATCATAGAAAGGGAAATATTATATGAGTTTCTTTAGCCGAATATTTGATATAGAAAGCAAGGTTGTCAAAGAGAATAAGGATGATTTTGAAATACAGACTATATATGATGAAATATTAAGGCGAAGTTTTTTACGCAAAGGAATAGAAAATAATTTTGTAACTAATGATGATGAAAATGTATTTTTTAAAACCCTTATCATGAAGTTAAAAGAAAGTAATTTAAATCCTTATAATCTTTACTTTGAGCTTATGTCAAATAAAGCATTTAATGTGTCATACAATGGGTATCCCATTGGAAAAATAAAACTTCGTGGTAAAAAAACTTATATGCAGCTTTTAAAAGGATTCTATGACAATAAAGGCATTAAAAATAAAAATGTAGAAGAATATATCATAAATATTTCAAGTTGGATTAAACATATAAATTTTTGTAGAAAAGATTAAAATATATCTGCTATTTTTTGATAATGCTTAGAGAGGGTGGTGTTTTAATTTGAAATTTAAAGTTATTGCTGGTGTAGATAAAGAATTTAAACTAAAATCCAATAAAAAAGATGGCCTTTATCTCGAACGTTCTGCTGGTTTTTTACAATCGCAGAAATTAGTTCTTACCGGCAATGTTGCCGCATTCGAACAATTAACAGAAGAAAGCAAGAGTAGTTTTCTAAAAAAGGCTGGATGGGGAACAATTGGTGGTATAGCATTTGGTCCCGTCGGAATTGCTGCAGGATTATGGCTTACTGGAAAAGGTAAAGAAATTAGTGTAGCATGCGAATTAAAGACCGGAGAAAAATTTGTTGCCAGTGTCGACAACGATACATATAAAGAATTATTAGCATTATCCTACTGTTAATAATTTATTATTTCTACCGCTCATTAAGAGCGGTTTTTTATATTTAAATAGAGGTGATATTATTGGCAACAATTCGAACAGCTATTCAATTACAAGATGGTATGAGTACAGTTATCCGTTCTATGAATACAGCATTGAATATCTGTATTAACTCTTTTGAATCCATGCAGAATGCTTCTAATCGTGCTGTAAATACTGCTGCTTTTACAACAGCCAGAAATGAACTTGCTAAAGCCTCTATTGCTATGGATAATGTTGAAAAAAATATTCAAGAAGCAACCGCCGCTCAACAACGATTTAATAATACGATACAAAATACCCATGGTTCAGTTGATGGATTAGCAGATAAATTCAAATCTTTGGTTGGTATTATTGCTACTGCAACAGGTGCTAAACAAACTGTTAATTTGTCTGATACCGCTGCCCAAACAACTGCAAGACTTGATTTAATGAATGATAAGCTTCAGACAACACCAGAATTACAAGAAAAAATATTTCAAAGCGCTGAACGTGCTAGGGGACTTTATCAATCTACTGCTGATGCGGTATCCAAATTAGGTATGCAGGCGGCGCAATCTTTCAAAAGCAATGATGAATTGATTGCTTTTGCCGAACAGCTTAATAAAACCTTTGTTATTGCGGGTACATCAACTATCGGCGTGGAAAGTGCAATGTTGCAGTTAACACAATCAATGGCTGCTGGTAAACTTCAAGGAGAAGAATTAAATGCTGTTTTAGATAATGCACAACCTATTGTCGCTAATATTCAGCAATATTTGCAGGATGTACACGGTATGCCTAAATCAGTGACTGATAATATAAAACAGTTGGCTTCTGATGGAGTTATTACGGCAGAAATTATTAAAAATGCAATGTTTTATACGGCAGATGAAACTAACCGTAAATTTGCAACTATGCCTAAAACATTTACTCAGATATGGAATTCTATACGAAATAATGGATTAAAAGCATTCCAACCGGTTTTGAGTATGATTAATGATATCGCTAATAGTGTTGGCATGACAACATTGGTAAACGTTACTATTGGCGGTTTAAATATTTTAGGTGCTATAGCTACTAGCACCTTTAGCACGGTAACTAATTCTATTACATGGGGGATGCAAGCGGCTTCATCTATATTGCAATTTTTTGGTAATATAATGTTGAGCATAATGCCGGTCGCAATTGGTATGCTTGCTGGTTATGGGGCGTATTGGTTAGTAGCTAACGCTAACATGATGATTAATAACGGAATAGCTGCAGCGGTAGCGGCTAGGACATGGGTGGTTACTACTGCACAAACCGCTTGGATGATTGTAACAGGAAAGTTAACTGCCGCTCAAAGATTGTTAAACTTAACAATCGCTTTTAACCCTATTGGTTTACTTATAGGGCTTATTGTAGGAGCCATAGCAATCTTTGCAGCGTGGCAAATAAAGACTTATGGTTTGCGTAATACCTTTGCTGATGTTTTTGGTTTTATTGTCGATACAGTACAGACTGCAGTAAATTTTATAGTGGCTTCTATAAATAAGGTAATTCGGTCGTTCAATGCTATTGGTGGTTTTGTCGGTAAGGTAATGGGGTTTGAGTATTCAGCAATTGGTGAAATTGCTTATAAGGCTGATTTTTCCGGTATAAAATCGGCAGGTCAAAATTTTATTAAAAACTTCTCTATGGACTCTTTATTTAAGGCACCGGATATTCCGATAGGAGGACCAGGTTCAGGTAATTTTATTCCAGATGCCGCTGCCAATATCGCCAATACCGCAGACAACACAGGTAAAATGAAAGATTCTCTTGATATTAGTACCGAGGACTTAAAATACCTTCGTGACATTGCGGAACAAGAAGTTATTAACCGGTTTACTACCGCTGAAATTAATGTGACTATGAGCAATCAAAATAATATCAGCAGTAATATGGACTTAGATGGTGTTGTTACTTATATGAAAGATGCATTAGTAGAAACTGTGCAGACTGCAGCAGAGAAGGTGCATAAGGATTGAGCTATTATTTTTTCATGGATAAAACACAATTACCGGTTCCACCGCCCAAAATGCAGTTGAAAATTAATAATAAAAACAAGACTGTCAATTTGATTAATGATGGTGAGGTTAATATCTTAAAAACTCCCGGATTAACAGAGGTTAGTTTTGAAGTTTTGCTACCTAATTCCCAATATCCATTTGTAAGTTATTTTATGGGTTTTTTTAAACCTGAATATTTCTTAAACACATTTGACAAACTTAAATCCACTCAAACATCGTTTCAGTTCATTGTTTGTCGATTGGGAGCAAGTTTATTTGATTTTATGTTCGATACAAATTTAAAAGTATCATTAGAAGACTATGAAGTAATTGAAGATGCAAGCAATGGCCGGGATGTGATGGTATCAATTCGGCTGAAACAATACAAACCATACGCCACAAAAGTATTAAACGTCAAAGAAGATAAAGACGGGAAAAAAACCGCCACTGTTGATAAAAAACGGGAGGCTAAAAAAGAAATTGCCAATAAATATAAAGTCATAGCAGGTCAAACTTTACTTGAAATATGCAGAAAACAATTAGGCGATAGTTCCCATTTACAAGAAATTATTGCCTTGAATAATATAGTCAATCCAAATAAATTAGAACCAGGGCAGGTGATTAAATTTGTCAAGTAAAGTTCAAATTATAATTCAAAACGGAGATAAAGTTTATGAACCTGTTATTAGGGAGGGTATTGCCTGGGAAACTGAGCGCAAAGGCGTTCCCGGTAAATTAACATTTAAAGTTTTGATTGATAGTGTTCTAAATTTTACAGAAGGTAATCTTGTCAAAATGACTGTGAATGGAACAAATACATTTTGTGGATTTGTATTTACCAAAAAGCGCGATAAAGACGGAATTATACAAGTTACTGCTTATGACCAATTGCGATATTTAAAAAACAAGGATTGTTATATTTACCCATCAGCAATGACGGCGGCAGAGTTGGTTAAAGTCCTTGCCGCCAAGTATCGCTTACAAGTTGGTGAAATTGAAGATACTGAATATATTATTGAAAAAAGAGTGGAGGATAATACCACTCTTTTTGATATTATTCAAACGGCTTTAGGCTTAACCTTGCAAAATAAAAAAAAGCTCTATGTTCTTTATGATGATTTTGGCAAACTTACTCTTAAAAACATTGAAAATCTAAAACTTGATTTGCTTATAGATGCTGAAACTGCTGAAGACTTCGATTATATATCAAGCATTGATTCCAATACCTACAATAAAATTAAGCTGTTCTATGACAATAAAGATACTGGAGAGCGTGAACTTTATGAAACTCAAAGCGGTGAAAATATCAACCGTTGGGGCGTTCTCCAATATTGTGACAGCATTCAGGAAAAAACTAACGGTCAAGCTAAAGCCGATGCATTATTAGGTTTGTATAATAAGAAAACACGCAGTTTAACTATTGATAATGCCTTTGGTGATATCCGGGTTAGGGCTGGAACATCTATTTCTGTACAGCTTGATTTGGGAGATATTAAGGTAAATAACTATATGCTGGTAGAACGAGCCAAGCATATTTTTACCAACAATCAACATGTGATGAATCTTAGTTTAAGGGGGCGTGATATATTTGAATGAGTTAGTACAGGTTCTTAAACAAATAGCCGTCGAAGCGAACGAAGCCGGTAAGCCTACAGGCATTACTTACGGGACAGTTTTAAATATTGAACCGCTTGAAATTCAAATTGAACAGCGTTTAACTTTACCTGAAGAATTTTTTAAACTTACCAAAGCCGTAACAGACCACTATGTTGATATGACTGTTAGCCATGTAACGGAAAACAGAGCAGGCGGCAGCGGTGATTCCAGTTATGCCAGCCATAACCATGATTATCAGGGCAGAAAGAAATTTCTTGTTCATAACGCTTTACAAGTTGGTGAGGAAGTTATTTTATTGCAGGTTCAGGGAGGACAAAGGTATATAGTGCTTGACCGTGTGTTTGATCATCATGTATCTGGTGAGTGGTCATGATACCTAACAATGATGATTTAACCGTTGATTTTGAGATACAAGAGCAGCCGTCTAAAACTTATAAAATGAATTTTGATGATGAAACCATTGTTAAAACAACTGACGATATTGAAGCGATTAAGCAAGCAGTATATAAAATCCTCAACACTGAACGATATCATTATGTTATATACTCTTGGAATTACGGCATTGAATTAGCGGATTTATTCGGAATGCCGTTACCATATGTATACCCGGAACTTAAACGCCGCATTACAGAGGCGTTAACCTGGGATGATCGTATTACTGATGTTACCGATTTTTCTTTCACTCATAAACGTGGGGAAGTGTCGGCAACATTTACAGTTCATAGCTTGGCCGGTGACTTTGAAGCGGAAAAGGCGGTGAAAATAACTTAACATGTATGAAAGCATGACATACGAAATAATTTTGCAAAGAATGCTTGCTAGAGTGCCGGACACCCTAGACAAACGGGAAGGTTCAGTTATTTATGATGCCCTTTCCCCGGCAGCATTAGAATTGGCTTTAATGTACATTGAATTGGATGTAAATTTGAAGTTAGGTTTTGCCGATACTTCTAACGGGAATTATTTGGCAATGAGGACAACAGAAATGGGGATTGATCGGAATGCTGCCGTTTACGCTTTGCGTAAAGGCTTTTTTTATGCTGCAAATAACGTGCCTATGGATGTTGATATTGGAGCTAGGTTTACTATTGACACTCTGAATTACATTGTGGTTGAAAAAATCACTACGGGGCAATTTAAGTTGCAATGTGAAACGGCAGGCGAGATTGGGAATATTCCTTTCGGAAACATGGTTCCGGTTGAACATATTGACAGCTTGGTTAAGGCTGAACTGGCTGATATTATCACTCCCGGCGAGGATGAAGAAACAGACGATTCCCTGCGGGACCGCTATCATTTCCGGGTACGCCAGCCGATTACCAGCGGCAACATCTACCATTACAAGGAATGGGCGCGAGAAGTGGCTGGAGTTGGGGATGCAAAGGTATTTCCCTTATGGAATGGCAATGGCACAGTTAAAGTTGCGATTGCTGATTCGGATATGAAACCAGCTATACCTGCCCTAGTGACAACGGTCGCTGAATATATTGAAACTGTTCACCCGATTGGAGCTACCGTCACTGTGGTATCAGCTACCGGTAAACCATTAGTCATTGCTGCCAAAGTAATATTAGCTGCCGGTTATAGCCTGCAATCGGTATATGATAGCTTTTATACCGCCGTTCAATCCTATCTGAAAGACATTGCTTTTGACAGTACGTATGTCAGTTATGCCCGAATTGGTACATTACTGCTTAGTGTCGCAGGTGTGGACGATTACAGCGATTTAACAATAAACGGAGTAGCGGGGAACATTACCCTGGCCGGGGAAGAAATCCCTGTATTGGGCAGTATCGACTTGGAGGTGTAACATGAGTTATCCAAATGAAATAGACCACTTTCCCGCCAAGCTGAATAAGAAAACAGACGGCAGTATATATGTTGTGGAGGAAGAACTTCCGATAACCGCAGGTAAATATGAAGGATTACTTGCGCATGATAACATTACCAATTCTACAATCCGGGTGTTTACTGGGCCGAAGCTAACCGGGGAAGAGATCACCAACTATATTATCTCTATGCCGAGTGAAACTCCTTGGCGGCGGTCCATTAAGGTATTTGCTGACACTCCGATTGTCTACGTAACTTACGAAACGCCAGGGGACACGGTAGAGGCGAATGACGTAAATGCGCTTCAGGACTCCATGACGGCCACACAAACGGAAATGGAGCGGTATAAAGCTGCAAATGATGCGGCTGTTGAGCAGATTGACAACCGTTTAACCAACCATACCGCTGACAAAAACAACCCTCATCAAGTCACTGTTATTCAGATCGGTGCTGAAACACCAGCAGGGGCGCAAGCCAAAGCAGACGATGCCAAAAATATAGCAATTAATACAGCCGCTACTGATGCGAGTACAAAAGCTAATGCCGTTCAGACAAACCTTAATACTCATGGCGCTAACTTGACTGATGCCCATGATGTGGCTAATCGGTTGCAGACTTTACGAACAGCATTAATTAATTATGTAGATCAAGGTATTGCCGCTATTATTAACGGTGCTCCTGAAATGTTAGACACACTTTATGAACTTAGTAATGCTTTGGGTAATGACCCTAATTTTTCGGCAACTATAACTAATCTTATTGGGCAGAAATTAGCATCTTCTGAAGTAGTTACTACTGGTGAGGCTAATAAAATTTTGCGCCTGGATGCCAATGCAAACTTCCCCGCAACAGTAATTGCCCAAACCGCAAACTACCGTTTTGTAACGGATACGGAAAAGGTAGTTTGGGACGCAAAATCTTCTCTTTCTTTGGGTGAGACTTTAACAACTGCATACAGGGGAGATCGGGGAAAAACTGCCTATGATCATAGTCAAACTACTCATGCGGCGATTATTGATATTGCGACACAAGCAGAAGCGGAAGCAGGTTCAAGTAACGTCAAATATATGACACCGCTTCGAGTTAAACAGGCTATTGCAGCGAATCCTTTCGCTTCAGCGCTTACCTGGGCGCAACTCAAGGGGGTGTAACGGTTGGCATACGGAAATCAATTATATGCCGCATATATCTATGGTGATTTAGGAGCAGATGCCGAAACGCCGGAATATGACATACCGAATCTTATGAAGTATTTACCCTGGTACTATCAGGATTCACGGGAAATGACCTGCTTACAAGGGGCAGTTGCTGAAGATATCGGGGCCTTACGGAATTACGCCATACCGGATTTGCTTAAACAATTCTTCATTAATACCGCCACCTGGGGGCTAGATTATTGGGAGAAGGAATTTGGTATTGTCAGTAACAGGAGTAATTCCTACGTTCGCCGCAGAGAGATTATCTTAGCCAAGAAGCGCGGTTCAGGTACTTCAACCAAGGAACGTATAAAAAATGTTGCCGAAGCTTTCAGCGGCGGTGAAGTGGATGTTATCGAATATAACGAAGAATACCGGTTTGAAGTCAAGTTTATAGGTGTTTTGGGAATCCCGCCAAATATGGCGGGATTTTTAGCTATGCTGAATGAAATCAAACCAGCGCATTTAGGGTACAGCATCAGCTATACCTATACCGTTTGGGGCATGCTGAAACCGCTTATTTGGAGTGAAGCTAAGACCCGAACATGGAGCCAAATTAGAACTTACGGAGGTTGAGAGAATGCAACAAACACAAAATTTAGGATTAAATAAACCAGAATATCCTGATGTTGTTGACATTGAAGATTTAAATGAAAACATGGATATCATTGACGGCAAATTAGGCACAACTGGGCATAATCATAATGGTACTGCTGGAAATGGGCCAAAAATTAGTGGTGCTAATATCGTCGCACCGCGCACTGATCAGACACAGGATATAGGCACTGCTAAAGAATTGCGCTGGCAAAACTATGGTAACAATCACACTATTGTTGATGCCAGTGCAGGGGCTTATCCTGGGGGAAATGCCAATGCACAAAGTGCATGGACACCTTCGTGTCCTACTTTAATTGGCTATAATGGAGTTAACACCTACGGTGTACGTGTAGACAGCGCAAGGGTAGCGGATACCGCCAGTGCTGTTCAGTGGTCAGGAATAAGCGGCATACCAAGTACATTTGCACCAAACAATCATACCCACGATGATAGGTATTATACGGAAACGGAAATTTCGAATTTATTAGCGGCAAAAGCACCGCTTACATCTCCGGCATTTACTAATACGCCTACAGCACCAACGGCAGCAGCAGGAACAAACTCTACACAGATTGCTACTACTGCATTTGTGAAGACGGCTGTTTCCGGTGCTGCTTCGATTGTTGCATCGGGGACAGGTGAAAATTATTATTGGCGCAAGTGGTCTAATGGAGATATGGAAATATGGGGGACAATTACTGGTACCTTGGGATCTATGGGAACCCATACTTCAGGAGTAACGATAACTTTCCCTGTACAATTTCAGACAGCTTGTAAAAATGTTATAATTAGCCAGCCCGACTGGAAAGGGGAAAATGCATATATATGGCGTGTCTTAAAGAACAGCAAGAGTATTGCAGGCTTTAGCGTGGCAGAAGATAGGTGGGATAATAAAGGGGCAGGAAATCCAGCATCAGCGGATTATTATGCCTTTGGTAATTAGCTATAGCAAGCAGTTACTCTATTAATCTAAATTATCTTCTGTAAATAAAAACATGCCTGATCACCATCATGTTTTAGGTTTAGTTCTTGCGCCTTCGAACGATATTGACAAATTTCATCTTGTGAAAACTTTGATTTTTTGAGCTTATTTAAAGGAATTCCTTTTATATACCCCTCGCTACCTATAAATTGGAATTCAGACGAATCCCAAACGATATCCTTTATGACCAACTTTGCCTTTTTAGCAAGTAGTTCCATACTTTTAACAGTGTGTAAAAATAAATGCCGAGGCGCATCTAATTGTACCCAATTAATATTATAATGCCGCCATGCATAGCTTGACGCGATAGGTATGCGAATAAGCACATAGCCATTAGGAGGTAGAAGATCGTATACTTTATTTAAAATTTGATAGGGGTTTAACATATGTTCAAACGAGTGATGTAACATAATTAAGTCAAATTGAACATTGTTTAAGTCAAATATCTCTGATTTGTAAATTTTAACTTTATCTTCATAAACGATATCACGTTCAATGTTAGGGTCTACTCCTGTTAAATTCATGAATCCAGCGTCTAGCATAAGGCGCAATCGGTTTCCTATACCGCAGCCAACATCAAGTACCCCTGAGGAAAGATCAATATGTGTTTTTTCAGCCCATGTTAAATAATTTGGCTTATCTTTCCCTAAACACAACAATTTACCGATTAGTGTGGGGTGATTAAGAAAATGTAATGTTTTCTTGTGTAATTTATATCTTTTCCATAAGGTTCTTTGTTTGGCGGGTATGAGAGAAATATAGTCTTTGGGGTAGTATTTTGAAAAGTCGGCAGGAATGTTAATTAATTGTACGCAGCCACAATTCCCACATTCTAAGTAGGTGAATTCATCCATCAATCCTAATTGCATTTCTTTAGCGGTATGAAAGGAGTTGTTTTCTATATTGCCGCAAATTTGACAAGACTGTATCAATAAAAGCACATCCATTCAAATATTAATTAAATATTAATTAAATTATAACATATAAATTTCAAATAAATACACACATTGGTAATAGATTCCGGGGGATGACTGACCATGCCGCTGACAGCGGTTATTTTTAATTTTATGGGGGGAGTGAGGGCATTGGAGCCAACACAAGTCATATCAATAATACCGTATATCATACAAAACCCGAACTTAATCGGGTTTATTTTATTTGTTATATGTTTTTTGCCACTGTTGGCCTATGTTGTCCGCAAAGCCGATAAGCAGGCTGATCGGCAGCAGGATTTTTTCAATCGTTCAATGGATGATGCCAAAATCCGTGAAGAACGACTAGGAGATTTAGTCAATAATACGCTGACCAAACAGACTGAAGCCCTTAATAACATCAATAACACCATGATTTGCATGAATCAAAATCTTACTGACGTTAAGGGCCGTGTCGAAACATTGGAAGATCATATTGGAATTGAAAGGAGTTTATCATAATGAGAGAAACTATTAACGGTGGTCATTGTCCAGGGTTAGATTCCGGGGCAGTAGGTGCTACCGGACTACAGGAAGCAGTTGCTGCACGTGACGTAATGCAGCGTGTGAGCAGTTATCTTAGAGTTATCGGCCATGAAGTGTTGGAAGTCCAAGAAAACGAACTATACCAAATTACTGATGCATCTAATCAATTTGGTGCTGATTTGTTTGTCAGTATCCATTGTAATGCTGCTAGTAGTTCAGCAGCGCAAGGAACTGAAACCTATTGTTATTCCCTTGGTGGTCAGGGTGAGAAGTTGGCAAGGTGCATCCAAAATCAAATTGTTAACAGCCTGGGTACTGTTGACCGGGGAGTTAAAACTGCTAATTTTTATGTTCTGAGAAATACTGACTGTCCTGCCGTATTGGTTGAAATGGCATTCATCAGTAATCCAGATGATGAAAAATTACTTGCTGATGCCGGTAAACGTGACGAGTTTGCCAGAGCCATAGCCAGAGGTATTACGGATTATTTACAGTAAATATTTAAGCCCGGATAGCGGTATTAATCGCTATCCGGGCTTATTTTTTATTTACTGTATAACGACTTCGACACTACCAGGATAATTCCAGATTGTGAGCAAATGCTGAGTTATTTCGTCTTTGACGGAGTACAAAACGGCATTATCAATGGGCTTAAATTTATTTTTTAAGAGTAACTGATTACTAAATTCTAAAAACTGTTGGGACGATGCAATATTTCGTTCTATATCGTTTTCTGGTTTTATAGTAATAGAGTCCTGGTAGCGTACATATTTAATAATCATTTTTTACACCTCCACATCATCAGGCATGTATTCTAACAAGTCTCCTACCGAGCATTTAAACAGCTTACAGAGAGCGTCTAATGTACCAAAATTGATAGCTTTTACCTTATCGTGATATAGGAATGCCACAGTATTCCGAGCAAGGCCGGTCTTATCACATACATCCTGAATGTTCATTTTGTTCATGCCCATGTATGTAGATAAATTACATTTTATCGCCATGATTATCCCTCCTGACAATATAATAACAGAACAAACCGAAACAATCAATATCTTAATTATTTTAGTTAGAAGTATATTGACAATGCAGTTAAGGTTTGCTATATTATAGTTAATAGGTTAATCATTTTAGTTACATGATTAAATTTTAGGAGGCGGTAAGGATGACAAAAACCGAAAAGCAACTACTGATTGAGAAGCTAGGGGAATACGCATTTACCTATGGTTATTACCTTGAAATGTATAAACATGAGAACAACAAAGAAGACGGAGACTGTTTAGCTGAAGCTGCAAAAGTTATGCACCTAGTACAAGAAGTTTTAGATTGCGTAGGTATTGATTATGAGGCTTCGAGAGCGACGGCGATTGAAACCGGTATACAAAGGTATGTTGAAAACCATCCCATTCGTGTGGGTGCTTATGTTAAAACGCCTAGATTCTGTACTGTGCAACTAAAAGAAGTTTTTACAGATAAGCACGCTGCAAATGAGGCTGGATATGTTGAGCCTACGCATTACGAGAACGAGCAATGGGATATATTGGGTAAGCACACAGGTATAAACAGGATGGTATTCGCAGCTGTGAAGAAAAAGAACTAGCTGCTAGGCCCAGCCCCGTGAAAGCCGGGGCCTCCCTTCTGGGAGCGGCGCTCAAAGCTAAAATTAGGAGGGCTGTAAAAATGAAACAACCTACCACCCGTAAGAAGTACAGAGGATGGCTTATCGTTTCCAAGTAGGTCGAAGGACACGAAATGTTTTACTGCTACACACCGGATGAGTTAGAATATCCTGCGAACCTCAGGAGCTACGAGTGGGAAGCCTGTAGCCTGCAAGAGGCTAGGGACTTTATTGATAGCTATAAAGCAGATTGACGGCCTAGCCGGGGTCATGCCAGCAGGTAGAAAAATAAAAGGAGTGTTGATTATGATACTAAATGCTTGTGTAAAAAACCATAAAATGGTAGACGAGAATATCTGTAAAAACTGCAAAGACGAAAATTGTCGTCACGCAGGAGAGCCAACCACTAAGGAGAGGCTGGATATATACACTTATGGCACAGCTGAATACTGGAATGGGGAAAAAGACGAATCCAATTAAACCCGCCTGACGATGGCCTGCAGGGTACAGGCCGAAATACCTCCTAACGGGGGTATAGCGGGAACCCGCTTCGAGGGATGTATGCATATATCCCCTTTACATAGATTTGTTCTTTGAAAAAATAAAACCCCGGAAAACCGGGGAATATTACTATTAATCCTTATCTCTAGGTATTGTATAAGAAAACAAAATGTTTTGCGTGTAGATTGACAACCTTCGCCTCCACCA